ACTGCTCTGATCTGTTAGATCAACTAACTCCCAGTCTCCTGAAGCACGTTTGTAAAGTTTTAAGTTTTCAGTGTCACTGCTGTCTAACCAAACGTCTCCGTTTACTAATGAACTTGTGCCATCACTTTGTGTAGTAGGCTCAGTTGCTTTAGTTTGGAAATCATAAGTTAATGTTACCCATGTGCTACCATCATGTTCCAGCATATCTACATTTTGAGTACTAATATCTGCATCATACCATAAAGTTGCGTTTGCAGTAGTACCTGTAATTGCACTGGCACTTGGTGTGAGGTTGGCAGCCTCAAAATTACTGAATCTGTCTGAAGTTAAATTAGCATTTGCTAATCTAAACGTAACATTAGCAGTGTCGCCTTCAGCTAGGGTGATGTCTCTACCAGAGTTGTTAACCAATGTTACTTTACCACCTACGTTGCTTGCAGTTAATTGATTAGCAAACGTTGTTGTTACGTTTGCAGAAGAAATAGCTGTTTGAATATCAGCAACTAAATCGTCCACAGCAATGTTACCGTTAGTTTCACTTGTTAAGTAAACGTCAACTGGAGTTGATGAATTATTAACGTAAATTCTAAATGATACATTGCTTGCATCAATTTTACTGTTAGAAATAGCAGTGTCTGACAATGCGCTGGAACTCGCAACTGTTACAGTTGAACCACCGTTCCATTCATACATGGTGCCAAACCCAGTTGGAGAATTGCTTAATTCATAATAGTCAAACCATAACGCACCAGTGGTTAACGTGCCGTCTGTGGTATGCTGATCATATGCCTGTGCAGCAGTGTTTTTATAAACAACAGGTTTAGCTGTAAATTGCGAAGTAGCAGTAGAATATTCTTTAAGAGACAAGCTAGTACCATTGTTAGGTGTAGTAGTTTGAATAAAGATATCGCCACTGACCAGTGCGTTACCAGTATATCTAGTAGTCGGTAAGCTAGTATGAGCAGCGTATTGGAAATCTGTGCCGCCTTTAGCACTGCTCCAGCTGCTTCCGCCTATAGTATACCATGTACCAGATACTTTTTCATAAATGCTCACAGTACTTGTTGCAGCGCCTGCTGAATCAGTGTATACAACTGCATACTGTCCGTTGGTTCCGAATGCTGCTTTAGGTATGGTGTTAGCATAAACATCTGTGGATGCGGCTACTCTAACGTTTGCTTTTTCGCTTACCCATTTAGACCCATCCCATTTCTTGAGTCCCCAATTAGTGTTAGCAGTGTCCCACCATAATGCACCATTGGCAGGATTCGCTGATGGAGCACTTGCGCTTGATGCTAGTTGTGATAAATCAATATCTGCTCGTAACACATACGCTCTGTTTGAAATTCCTAAAAAGCTGTATGCTGCTGCAAGCCCGTATTCGTTTGTCTCATCGCCGTGTACTGGAGTACCGCCACTAGTTTTAAAACTAGGGTTACCGTAATTAGAGAGTAATTCTCTTTGGCTGGTGATGAGATATAGTTTATTTGCATTTGCCTTAGTTGTATAAGCTGCTGTGGAAGTTCCGTCTGGTGCTGTCTTATCTTGTGCTGTTGCAATCACAATAAGAGGCACTGTTCCTGCTCCGGCCGGTGCATAGAAACTTTCATCAGTTACGCTAATACTAACGCCAGGCGATACTAATGTTGCCATACTATTCTCCTAATATATTAAGATACGAATTATTCGTATGCTAATATTTATCAGAAAATAGGTATTATAGGGCGTTTAGGAAGTTAAACGGTATTAGGTGGTATTATACTATTTTAAGATCTGGATGCTGTAAGCATTTCTGTATTTCAGAAACTTTATTAGACAAATGATTGATGTCGTTATTGTTTTCTATGATATAGTCTACTGGATAGCCTGCCCAGTTCCATTCACTTTCGTGTATGTCTTTATACTTTGTGTTCATTATTTGATTAGCAAGTACGTTCCCTTCGTTGGCTTTTAATGCTGTTTCCCACCATTCGGGCAATTCTCCTCTTTGTATCCAAATAATCTTACCACCCATTTGCTTGATGAGTGTAAGTTCGTTAGTAAAACGTGCATCACTAACTACCACGCACGAAGAAGGTTTATTGCTACGCAGTCTATATTCTAAACTGTCTCGCCAAATGCCTTCATAAAAGTGATTTCTTAATACGTCTGTTCCAACAATCTGTAATGCTAGTCTAGGAGTAAAATTAGGAATTCCTACTTTTCTACTCCAAAACAAATCAGGTGTTTCTCTGAAAACTCGGCTTTCATCTGTATCACCTTCGAGTAAATATCGTGGCCAACCAAAAATAGCGGATGTTAGATCTTTGAGGGGGGCTGCAAAACTATCTTCTACGCAACCATGTGATACAAACATACTAGCAACAGTGCCTTTGCCGCTGCCAATGAGACCTACTAGTCCTAAAATCATGTGTGTTAACCTATTACAAAGCCCAAAGGCATATTGCCTTCTTCCATATTGTGTATTGATTCTTTTAGTTTTTCTAAATCTTCACGTGCTTCTGTTTTTAATGTTTCGCCGTTTAACTGGATAGCACCGCCGGCACCGGGTAACCCGCTGGTATATTTGCTTCTTGCTTCTCCCAGCATTAGTTTAGCTTGTGCAAGTGCATAGTAAGCAAGCCATGGATTAGCATATACATCTTTAAGCAGAACACTTTCAGGAATAAAGTTATAAACACCAACCATAACTTCTTCTTCGTGCTGTATGTTGCGTAAAATTTTTAATATTTTAGTATTTTTATTCCAGAGAAAGTTGTATTCACTGCCAAACACACGACCAATAGTTTCTTTGTATTGTGCAAATGCATCAAACACAGCAAGTCCGCCTATTTGTCCTGCTTGAAGCATATACATATTATTGAATGCAACATCAAAGGGATCAAAGTTTGTACCACCACTATTGTTGGTGCCGATTCCCCTGCGATAAATTCTACGAACTTCCATTACTTCGTCTGGTAATGTATATTCTGTTACATTAACTGACGTATTGAAAAACACAACGCTCTCTTCAACACTGCCATTACTTAACTGTCGATAAGTGGCAAGTGCTTTATCTATAGCAACATCGTAGTGTTCACGGTCAAGTTCAACATCAACAATGCCATCTGCTAATCGCAGTTGCATTTCTCTGATGAGCTCTTCTCTGTTGTTGTATCCTATTTGATTAATTGGCATAATACTATTTATCACCTTTCACCTTAGAATGCTTTTAGTATTATAGTATGCTCGTTTAATCGTCCATTTAACTTTGTTTCAGTTGCTTTTATTTCTGTAAATGCTTTTGCATATTTGGTTTTTGCATTTCCTTTGAAACTTTTAAGCTGCTCAGCTGGCTTGCGCAACGTTTTTTGTAAGCTCTTGCTATCCATAAATCCTGTGATGCTCGCGCCTTTAACACTCAACCCTGGGCCGATATCATCAGCACAATAAATACCAAGTTTTCTATTTTTAGTGTTGTACACCCAAACTTCTCTAGCATCTATAATGTCAATTGGATTAATACTTGCTACGCCTAACTCTCCATCATTAACTTTGAATTTTAATTTTTGCACCAATCTTTCCTTACTAACAGCCTTAGGCCTGCGAGTCTTACGCTGTGCTTTTCTTGTTTTAATGAATGTATCACATGCATTATTGATTTTTTCAAAAAACTCTATATATGCCTTACGTGCTTTAAGATCTAAATGTCCGTATGCTTCTTTAATATCTGCATCTTCCCACTGAGCGATTTCCTGGGCTTCGCTGTAATCTGCTTGGAATATATCTTTGATAATTTTAGCGTGGTTAGCTTTTATTAAGCCTTGTTCGTACGCTAACATTTCATTGTAAGGATCAAACTTCTTAACTTCCACGTTACCAGCAAGTAAATCGTCAAGTTTGCCTTCCCAATTACCGCACAAATTAACTACTTGCTCGCGCATGCGTTCCTGAATACTAATAACAGGTTTGATATTCTCAGGCTTCTCTTCTTCTGTAACTGCTAGACTTTCTTCAGTTTTAAACTTTAACCAGTCTGGTACAAGTTTCAGAATATTCTCTTCATATTTAACAGGTAAAAATCCAAGTTTTTTTGCAATCCAAGTGTACTTGCCTATGTGTACAAAATGCCAGTCGGGTAGACTGTTTAGGATTTTTTTATCTTCTTTACTGATATCTTCGTGTGATTTTATATAGTTTTTTGCTGAACTAGAACGAGATTTATTGTCAACTTCGTAATGCACAAAATAATCAACTTTGTTAAATGCTTGAAGTTTTTCTTCCTCTGTGCTGGCTTGTTTTAAAAACGTCCAATCTGGTTCTGGAAGTACATATAAATTTTTCTTCCTTTTAGCAGCCATTATTCAAATTCCTCCGAATACGGATTAGTAAACGCCTTTTTTAGAGATTCAGGCCAATGTTTATATCCTTTAATCAACGTCTTACCTTTGAGGGCTTTCTCATCTTTTAAGAAACGCATGGTGCCAACTATACCTTCCCATTTGCCTGATTCTCTGCCTGCTCTAAAAGAAAAATAGGTGTTTATAATTACAAAAGCAAAAATCGTAAAAGTTTGTATTGTAGACATTTAACTCTCCAGTAGAATATAACAAGTATATACTTATTATTTAAAATGTCAACCGCGTTATTTTCCTATAGAAAAACGCTTACTAGCATTAAAAGGTAAGTTATTTTCTACAATATTCTTCCACACTTGTATGGTACGGTCAACGCCGGCGCTGAGTTCAACTTTAGGTGCCCATCCTAATCTTGTAGTAATTTTGTGATTAGTGCTGTTTAACAGATAAATTTCACCTGGGCGTTTAGGTTTTGTGTTCCAATTCACATGAACGTCACAGTTTAGTTTTTTTGCTATCATCCTAACATAGTCTTTGATTTTAAGAGCATTGTCGGGGCCTATGCAAAATATTTCACCTTGACATTTATCGGGATTAGAAATTATAGTTTCCCATGCGTCTAATAAATCATCTATATAGATAAAATTACGGTATGGTTCACCGTATCCTAAGTTAATCTCTTTTTCATTTGTAAGCATTTGGTAGATAATTTGTTCTGTTACAAAGAAGTTGTTGTCCTTCCTTCCATAAGCATTGGTTTGACGAATTGCTGTAAATGGTAATCCATAACTTCTATGGGCGTATTCTAAATATTTCTCGCACCCATACTTAGCAACAGCATAAGGAGCATTGGGGTTAGGAGGTGTACTTTCATTAAATGCTATAATTGCTTCTTCTTTGCCTTCTCTGATAAGATCACTGATTGGTTGCCATCCGTAAACTTCCATGGTGCTGGCAAATACAAAATTTTTGAGATTAGGGAGATCTTTACAAATTTCTATTAAGTTTACTGTACCTGTGTAATTTATATCGCTGAAAGTAATTTGTTCGTAAAAACTTTGTTCTACTTCAGTTCTTGCTGCAAGATGCACAACAATTTCAGGATCAAACTGTCTAATTTGAAATCCAACTTTATCATGTTGTCTTAGATCTTCTGTTAAAAAACATAGTTCATGCTTGTGTTTTAATTTTTGTACTAAGTGTTGTCCAATGAAACCATCAGCGCCTGTGATAAAAATTCTCATAAAGTCTCCTTTGCATTATTTATAATTAATGTGGAGTAGGTAAAATCATTAATGATAAATAGTGTTACTTAGGAGATTTATATGCCAAAACTGTCGCTTTGGAATCCTGTAAAAACTAATGATTTTAATTTTATAGATAGAATTGTTGGGGAGCACCTTTACGCTGGTGGAACAGGAGTACATGTTCACAAGTATATAGGTGTGAATGCAGATAATGATAGCAGTGATGCTACAAGACCTGGCACCAATGGCGAAACATCAGAAGTTTTTATACAAGACTTGTTATTTTTGGAAAACAGAGATCGCAAGTATGATAAAAACATTTATGAATTACGTGGGCAGTATAATTTAGGCGACAATGATGCATTCGATTTGACACAGTTTGGTATGTTTTTAGCAAACGATACGCTAATGATGAACTTCCATATTGAAAGCATGGTTGAAGCAATAGGGCGTAAACTTATGCCTGGTGATGTATTAGAGCTACCTCACTTGCGTGATGATTTATTATTAGGCAGTGATGAAGCAATAAACAGATTTTATGTGGTCACAGACGGCAGTAGACCAGCAGAAGGATACGATCCACGTTGGTGGCCTCATTTGTGGCGTGTTAAGTTAGGTCCAATTACAGATTCGCAAGAGTACAGAGATATACTGGGCACTGGCGAGGAAGAAGGCGATTTACGCAATCTCATCAGTACTTATGCTGACGAAATAGCAATAAATGATGCTATTCTTAAACAAGCAGAATCTGATGTTGCTAATGATCCGCAATATAGAAATCAAGCACATTTATATTATGATCCTGAGGTACCTGACAAACCAGTTGTAGATTTTGCTGCAGGAGATGGTACTCCTCCCAACGGTGTATCATTAGTAGGCAGTGGCGAAACATTTCCAGTGAGTAGTGTTAGTGACGGAGATTATTTTCTTAGAACAGATTTTAGTCCTAATAGATTATTTCAGAAATCAGGCACCAGGTGGAAATTAGTTGAAACGGATCAACGAAATACTTGGGCGGCAGCAAATAGAATTCTTACAGGGTTCATCAATAACGATGCACTTGTTACAAACACAGATGGCGAAGTAACTGGAGAAAAAGTTAATCTCAGTAAAGTTGTTAAGCCAAAAACAGATAATTGAGGATAAGAAATGGATAGAAAAGCAGTTTATGATCAATTAAAAATTGACGAAGGTGTAAAATACGAGATATATTTAGATCATCTGGGGTTACCTACTTTTGGAGTAGGTCATTTAGTATTAGACAGTGATCCAGAAAATGATCAACCCGTTGGCACAGAAGTCAACGAAGATCGTGTACAAACTTGTTTTGAATTAGATTTAGATATAGCAATAGACGAGTGCCGATTATTATACGAAGATGATTGGGAGACTTTTCCAGGAGAAGTGCAAGAAGTACTTGTTAACATGATGTTTAACATGGGGAGGCCTCGATTAAGTGGCTTTGTAAAATTTAATGCTGCGCTCAGAGGTGGCGATTGGGTAGAAGCAGCAAAAGAAGGTAGAGATAGCCGTTGGTATAATCAAGTTACTAATAGAGCTGAGAGATTAATGGTTAGATTAGAACATCTAGCAAGTTTGGACAGATGATAGTTAAAGAACCACGGCACCCGCAGAAAGGCGAATACAGTTTAAACTGTTTTGGCGAAGTTGTGGTTTATCAACACGGCAAATGGAATAAAATATAATGGCTGGAAAGAATTTAGACTATTGGTATGACCAACAAATAAAACGATACCTGTCGCAGGTAATTCGTGTCTTTTCTCATTTCAAAGTTTCAGAAAATACTGCTAGTGGGACAAATTACAACAGAGTTCCTTGTAGATATGGCGATGCTAGTAGAATGGTATCCAGTATATTGAGGAATAATTCCGAGAACGTGTTAAACAGTGCGCCTTTTCTCAGCGTAACCATACAAAGTTTACAGGTAGCCAGAGATCGCGCACAAGAACCCTACTTAGTTGATACAAAACAAGTAGCAGAAAGAGAATGGGACAGCAATGCAAGAGCATACACGTCTGAGCAGGGTAATCTATACACTGTTCAACGATACATGCCTGTGCCGTATAACATGACCATACAAGTAGACGTTTGGACTACGAACACTGATACAAAATTACAAATATTAGAACAACTATTTGTGTTGTTCAACCCAAGTATTCAGCTACAACAAAACGACAACCCATTAGACTGGTCTAATGTATTTGAATTGGAACTAACAGATATTGTGTGGACTAACAGAAGTATTCCCGCAGGAGTCGACGAACAAATAGATATTGCTACTCTAACTTTTGCTGTTCCTATTTGGATTAGCCCTCCTGCTAAAGTAAAACGACAAAGTATTATTCAAAGAATAGTAGCAGACATACATGCAGTAGATGACATACAAGATTTAGGATTCAGTAGTGATTATCATGATTTCTTTTCTACTGTATCTGAAGATGCAGAAGTTGTTGTTACTCCAGGAGATTTTTATTTGCAAATTGATGGCGCAAATGCAGTACTAGTGGATAATGCGGGTAGCGGTAAGAAATGGAGTGATTTAATAGAAATGCAAGGAGAGTTATCCTCAACTAGTAAACTAAAATTAAACATTACCAATGATTCTGACAACGATTTAGATGCTGTTATTGGCTCTGTTACAGTAAATCCATTAGACGACACAAAATTAATTTTTAATGTGGATGCAGATACTTTGCCATCAAATACACTGTCTGCTGTTACTAAAATTATAGATCCGCGGGCATCTTATCCTGGAGATGGCACTTTAGCTGCCGCTGCATCTGGACAGCGATATTTAATCACAGAAGAACTGGATAAAACTGGATATCCAAACTGGGCAGTGGATGCAGACGAAAATGATATTATAGAATATGATGGCACTTCGTGGAATGTAGTGTTAGATGCTAGTGCTACTTCAACAGTTGAATATGTCACAAATTCATATACCAGCAAGCAATACAAGTGGTACAATAACTCGTGGATAAGCAGTTACGAAGGGGTTTACAATCCCGGATTTTGGCGACTGTTGTTGTGATAGAAGATGTATCCAATGTGCCTATTCCTATAACACATATTTACAAACAAGATTTTTCGTTATTTGGCTATAGCAAGTTATAAGTAATAGTATGACTATTACCGCAGCAGGAGTTGTTTTTCTTTCAACAGACACCGGACGATGTATGTTGCAGTTACGCAAAGCAGAAAAACGTTTCAAAAACACTTGGGGTTTCTGGGGAGGCACAGTTGAAAAACACGAAACTGTGTACGAGTCTATAAAAAGAGAATTACAAGAAGAAATTGGATTTGTTCCTGAATTAGAAAAACTTAACCCTATTGATGTTTTCCAAAGTGCAGATAAAAAGTTCTACTATTATAGTTTTGTGTACGTTGTTGATAAAGAGTTCAGTCCTATACTTAACAACGAGAGTGCAGGATATGCATGGGTAGACATAGACTGGTGGCCTCATCCGTTACATGCAGGTGTAAAAACAACATTGATAAAAAATAAAGGCTCAGAAAAACTGCATACTATTCTAAAAATAAATTCCGATAAATAATATATATGAAAGGAGAAGTAGTAGACTTCGAAATCCTTCGTATACAAAGCGAGTTGGACAAATACCAACGTACAAAATCACTCCCACACATAATATTAGACGGTGCATACAGTTTATCAGATATTATAAAACTGTATGATAAGTTATCTCCTAAACATCAGCGTATAGTAGATAGACTTAAAAAAGATTACACACAAACCGTAAAAACAAGTATACAAGATCTTCAACAAGCATTAAAGAAGGAGTATTCGTATACTATGAAAAATTTAGCAACAGAACATAGTAGTTTTGTGTTTTACGGTATTTCTCAAAGACACAGAGCTGGACTTAATCCAGTAAGAGCAATGTATTACGAAGCAAGAGAAGTTGCAAGAAGATATAATCCAATAAACGACTATCATCAATACTTGGTAGGAATTCTTTGCGACAAAACTTTTGTTTCTATAATTTTAGATGCACTGCTAAAAGACATACAGCGTCTTGAGAAAATTGTCAAACGATACTACATACCTATTGTTACGTATACTGACAGCATACCTCTAGAATTGTTTCACGCTAAACAAACAATAAGCGACTTTAGACATTACTACGATTTTTTTGAGAGTATAAATTTTTGCGATATTGATGACTGATATAGGGTGCTTGGCACCCTATATACTATTCAGAATCGTTAAGCGGATTGTCGAGGATTCGCTCAATTTTTTCTTCAAGCTCGTCTCTTGTTTCTCTTAATTGTTCGTCTATTTCACGCATACGATCATTCAAAGTAGATTCCATAGCGTAAACATCATTACGCAAATCTCTTTGTGTGTCGCTGGTATTTTCATCAATGTTACGCACAAAGGTGTCTATTTCGTCTACATCTTCTCGTAACATTTCGATATCTTCTCTTGCAGAATCCAAAAGTATTGTTACAGTATTAAGTTGCTGTACCAAGTCTTCTTGTAAAGACTTTACTGTTTCTGCTTGTACAGCAAGCGACTGCTCGATAGCTGCTGTATCAGGTAAGTTAGCTAGGGCGTCTTCAGCATTTAATAAACGCTGATACAATTCAAATCCGCCCCACAGGCCGCCTATAATAGTACCTAACAAAGGAACTAGCACAAGCATTTTGCCGCCTGTTATTTTCATTTCTCCTAATTCTACTTCTGCCATAACATCTCCTCAATATTCTATACTATAATATAGCTACCAACATACTTATAATCAAGCCCGAAATAAGTACTGATGCTACACCTATTGTACTAACATCAATCCAAAATTTTCTGTTTTCTGCTTTACGTCTTGATTCGGCTGCTCTTGCTTGTTTTATTCTTCGTCTTTCTATCATCATATCCTCATAGAAGGCACCTTGCCCACTCCATATGAGGTATTCTCGTAATTCTTTTTCAAGTTGTTCTATCTTGTGTTTAGCAGCAGTTGCCTCTAACGCTTGAGCCTCTACACTGCTACCACTAAATATCTTGTTCACTACTGGTTGATTTTGTGCAACCTGTCTTGCTTCGTTTAGTTGATCTTTTGCATCAAAAAACTTACCAAAATAACTAGCACAATCCTCTACCTCTCTTCCGGCGTCTACTGCTCGCTTGATTCCGTTGAAAGCAGCATTAGCCATACTTAAAGCGACTGCTAATTCTACCATTATTGTTTCTCCCTATGTATCTTCAAATCAGTATTGCTCTGCTATCATTTGCTCATGTTTACCGCTGGTTCCTATTAGTTGTAACATTATGTTTCTGTCGTTTTGTACACTACTAACAGGTAACCCTCTATCATTATAAAAAGCAGTATCTTGTAACTGCCCACCGTAGTTGTCAAAGCCGTTCACACGGCCCATTAAGAATATTGTAAGACTTTGGTCAGTGAAACCACCGGAGTCTTGCATCTCGTCTGCGAACTCATCTAAGTTACTTGCCAGCTGTTCTTCAGACATATTGTTTGCCTGTGATGAGGCTCTGTCTGTTGTTTGTTGTTCTTGTGCGCTGGGAGGAGCAACATCAAACTGTGAAAAGTTTGGAGCTACGTTATTCAGCACAGCAGTTATACTTTGCCCCGTGCTGAATGATTGATTCTGTTGTTCTTGGAACCCTTGTTCGCTTGAGGCCACAGTGTTGTCATTCATTACCTCTACTGTTTCAG